CTATGGGATTATTTACTTTTATGATGTTCATGCCTTTTATTAGTATAGAAAGAATTAATGCACTTGCAGAAATTTCTTCACTTTTCTACATTTCAGGCGCAGGCATCGTGGGTGCATACATGGGTACGACAGCTTGGATGAATAAAAAGTAATGGGCGGATTGAAAAAACCACAAAGGAGTTTAAAGGCTTGGGGTAAACAAAAATGGCGAACCAAAAGTGGTAAACCTAGTACACAAGGGCCAAAAGCAACAGGCGAGCGTTACTTACCTGAAAAAGCAATTAAGGCTCTTTCGTCCTCTGAATATGCCCGTTCTTCGGCTGCTAAACGAAAAGCAACTAGAGCAGGTAAACAAGTATCTAAACAGCCAAAGAAGATTGCACGAAAGACGAGAGCTTATAGAAAGGTCACATAAATGGCAGTAGTAGTCCCAGACATACCAGACCTGTTTGAAGAAGCATATGCTAGAGCAGGGTTAGAATTAAGAACAGGTAATGATTTAAGAAATGCTAGACGTAGTTTTAACTTATTGACTATGGAGTGGCAGAACAGAGGTTTAAATCTTTGGACAATATCATCTGGTACATTGTCACTTAGCTCAGGAACTGCAACATATACTATGCCTACAGACACAGTAGATATATTAGAACACCAGATAAGAACAGGGACCGGCACAAATCAGGTAGACACAAACTTAACAAGAATTAGTGTTTCTACATATGCACAGCAAAGCGCAAAGAATACACAAGGTAAGCCTACGCAGATATTTGTGCAAAGACTTGCTGGTTCTGTAACAGTTACAATGTGGCCTGTGCCAGACAGCGCAGACACATACACGCTTTCGTTTTTTAGAATTGTTGGCATAGATGGTATTGATTCTGGTATAGACGGAACAACAACATCTTTTGTACCACCAAGATTTGCTCCATGTCTTGTTTCAGGATTGGCTTATTATATAGCTATGAAGAGACCAGAGGTTGCAAATAGAGTTGCCCCACTCAAACAAGAGTATGAGTTTCAATTTGAACTAGCGGCAGGGGAAGATCAAGACAGTTCTTCTGCAAGGTTTGTGCCTTATAACACTTTCTACGGAGGTTAAAATGTCAGAAAAAAAAGTAAAAGATGGGAAAATCATAACCCAAAAAGATAAAAACAAAGATGCTTTAGAAAAAGCAAAGAAAAAAATAAAAGATAAAAACTTTAATGTTTTTTCAGGACAAATACAAAAAAATAAAAATGTACAAACTGATGTAAAAAAGAATGTCGCTGACGCAAAAGTTAGAAAACAAAAACGTCTTGAAAAAAATACTAAAATTGTAGATGGGAAAAGAGTTCTTAAAAGAGGAAATATTGCTGACGATATAGGAAAAGTCGCGGCCTTGACCCCAGCTGGACTTATAAGAAAAAATGTTTTTAAGCAAGGATCTAAATTTATCAAAAATTTATTTAAGAAATCAGATAAAAAACCAAAAGTAGACAAAGTTAAACAGCCTAAAAAATTAAGTTCTACATCAACAAAGACTACAGGTGGCGGACAAGGAAGTGGTAGATTTATTACTCAAAGAAAAAATAGACCTACTGGCACACAGATCACAAAGCCAAGAAATACACAGTTAAAAAAGCCTAGTAGAGATTTGGTAAAAAAGCCAAACGTATCAAGGATTCAAAATCAAAAGGGTCCTCAGCAATTAGCAAATAGGGCTGTTATTACTGGCGGATTAAGTGAATTGATAAAACCAAAAAAGTCTTTTGCTAAAACTCCTAAAGTTGAAAAGAAAAAGAAAGATTTTGGCTTAGGTAGACCTGATGAAATCAAAAAGCCTAGTGTTAAGCAAGGCCCTCCTAGAGGTCCTTTAAAAACAAAACCTGTAAAGAAAAAAAGCAGAAGTAACATAGCTAATTCATCAACTTATGATGCAGATTTTACTAGAAAAAATTTAGAAAAAAGAGGTCTTAAAGCTAAAAACTTTATGTCACCAAAGAACTTTGCATCAACAACCAAAGAAAGAGAAAGAAAAATTGGAATAGCAGGTAATTTTAGTGGCGGAGGCTCTCTTGTAGGCGGTCAAAAAAAATTAGATAAAAATAGTGACGGCAAAATTTCAGGTGAAGACTTTAAATTATTAAGATCATCTAAAGGCATGAATGCTGGTGGTAGACTGGCTTCTAATAAAGCTAAAATAAAAAAAGTTACCTCTGGATTAAAAAAAGCTGTGAAAGCCCATACAGGTCAAGCAAAAACATTATCTTCTATAAGATTAAGGCAGGGTGGCAAAGTTATAAAAATGAGAGGTGGCGGTGCGGCAACTAGAGGTATGAACTTTAATAGAGGTTACTAATTGTCGAGACTTATATGCAATTTACCTGCAATAAATTTGTGGGTTAGGAAGGAATATCTCAGAGACCACCAAGATGGTCATGGCGAGTTTGTCAAAGGTGTTTGGATATCTTGCAAGTCCTTAGCGGGCAGAGCTTTCTACTTTGAGACATATCTGCCAGAGTATGGCGCAATGTTTGATAAGTTGCCAATAAGTGCATTTTTGAATAAACCAAAATTACCCGACCCTGATTTAGCTTTGTACAATTTGCAATTTTGGAACTGCATGGATAATAGTGTTGTTTGTATTGAAAAACAATTCATAGCATCTATGAGTTATGAAGTTTACACTAGAGATGCAGGTACAATAAAGGGAAGTTATGTTGCAACTTTGGATAATTATCATGGTGATATAGACACAATAGACTATGGAACAAGCGAAACACCAGAAGAGCATAAGTCTCATAACATTATAGAATTAGAAAATGGTCAGTTTTGTTTATATCCAAATAATAGAACAAGAATATATGACAACAGCTTGACTCCCAAAGATCCATTAGTACCAGATTTTAAAGTAAGCACAAAAGTATATGAAGTAGAAAATGAAAATAATTTAGAAAGATTTGGAGATAGTGAAGAGTATTTCTATAAATCAAAGAAAGAGAAGTAATGCCTTATTCAGTTGGTAAATATGCATATGGTATATGTGATAAGACAGGATTTAGATATCCGCTTAGGGAACTAATACCAGAGATTAGAAACGGCTCAAAAACTGGCATGATGGTCGGGTATGATGTTGTTGACCCAGATCACCCTCAGAACCATTTAGGCAAATTTAAAACTGATGACAGTCAATCGTTGTTAAACGCAAGACCAGACAGAATAGAACCTGCAACAGAGAGGCTATTATTGGTCAATCCATTTACAACTGCCGCAGCAGATAGTGGTAGTACAGTCGTTACAGTTACAGAAAAAGATCACGGCAGATCTACATCAGATAGAGTTAGATTTAGAAACTGTTTAGGATTTGATGGATTAACAGCAGCTAACTTTAATTTAGCAACAGGATATGTTATAACTAAATTAACAGATGACACATACACTATTACTGTTGCAGCATCTTCTACATCTGGATCAATTACAGGTGGCGGTGTATTTGCTACAGTAGGACCAGTTACTTTGGAGGCTTAGATGAGCTTTACATTTGCGCAGTTGAAAACAGCAATACAGAATTACACTGATAATTCAGAAACATCCTTTGTAAACCATCTATCTGACTTCATAAAAGCAGCAGAAGAAAGAATATTTAAGAATGTTGATTTAGAGATATTCAGAAAGAATGTTACATCAGCATTATCAACAAGCGATAAGTTCGTAACAATACCAGCAGATTACTTGGCATCTTTTTCATTTCAAATTACTACAGCGGGTAGTGAGTCTTTTCTTTTACAAAAAGACGTAAACTTCATACAAGAAGCATATGATGCCTCATCCTCCACAGCAAAGCCAAGATTTTACGCACAATTTGACGCAAATAATTTTATCGTTGGCCCTACCCCAAACTCCAATTATGCAATAGAATTACATTACTATTATAGACCAACTAGCCTAACTGCTGGTGCAGATAGTGGTACAACATGGTTAAGCACTAATGCACCATTTGCATTGTTATTTGGATCATTAGTGGATGCATATATTTTTATGAAGGGTGAGCCTGATTTGATACAACAATATGAAAAAAGGTTTATGGATCAATTAACAAGACTTAAAGATTACGGAGAGGCAAGAGAAAATACTGATGCTTACTCTGAGGGTCTACCAAGAGCGCAGAGAACATAGGAGTAAAATATGGCAACAGCAAACGCAGCGACCAATTATCTAGAAAGAAGATTGTTACATTTTATATTTAAAAATAACTCTCTAAGTTTTTCTAGTCCGGGAGACAGTATTTATGTAGGACTTGCAACAGCGGTAAGCGCGGCAGAAACTGGCTCTGTAACAGAGGCAACCTTTACAAACTATGCAAGACAACAAGTAGGTGCTTCTAGCTGGACAACAATAGGCTCTGATTCTACAGATACACAAACAGCAATAAATGCATCTAATATAGAGTTTCCAGCGTCTGGCGGAACCAATAATACAATTACTCATGTGTTTATTGCAGATGCATCTAGCAGTGGTAACATATTATTTGTCGGTGCATTAGATGCATCTAAAGCGATTGCAAGTGGTGATATATTTAGAATTAATGCAGGTAACTTAACAATAGAGCTTAAATAATGGCATTAGTATTAAACGACAGAGTAAAAGAAACTACAACCACAACTGGAACTGGTACATTTACTTTAGCTGGTGCAGTAACTGGATTTGAAACTTTCGGTGCTGGTGTTGGTAATTCTAATACAACATACTACGCAGTTACTCTTCCGGGATCAGCAGAGTTTGAGGTTGGATTGGGAACACTCAATAGTGATTCTAGTACGATAGCCAGAACAACAGTAATAAGTAGTTCAAATAGTGATAATGCAGTTAACTTTAGCTCTGGTACAAAAACAATATTTTGTACAATACCTGCATCTAAGTCAGTGTTTTTAGATGCCAGTGGAAATACACCGGGTGATTTATCTATTGGAGATGATTTAACAGTTTTAGGTGGTGTCATAGAACTTAGAAGCAACAGTGGTGCTGTTGGTCAACTTAAATTGTATTGTGAAGTAAGCAATAATCATGCACAAACTATATCACCACAGCCCCATAGTGCGGCAGCAACAAACACCTTAACGCTGCCCGGTGGCAGCACCATAGGTAATGCAAACGCAACTTTAGTTTCAGATACTGGCACACAAACATTAACAAATAAAACTTTAACCACTCCTACAATTAACGGTGCGACCCTTGGGTCTGCTAATATAGCCACAGCAAGTAATGGCGATATTAATCTTGCACCTAATGGAACTGGTAAAGTGGTTATTAAAGGTAATAGTAATCAAGGTAAAATAGTATTAAATTGTGAGGCTAACAGCCACGGACAGACAATTATAGCTGCACCACATTCGGAGAGTGCAAACAATGTTCTTACATTACCAAGCACGGGTGGTGATGCTAGGCTAGTTTCAACAGCATCAACGGCTACTCTTACAAACAAAACATTAACATCACCAAAGATTAATGAAGATGTAGCGGTAACCTCAACTGCAACAGAAATAAATATACTTGATGGCGTAACTGCCACAACAGCAGAGCTAAATTATAGTGACACAGGTCAATCTGTAGGAACAGTTGTAGCAAGTAAGGTTGTTACAGTAGACGCAAATAAAGACGTATCATCTTTTAGAAACATCACATTGACAGGTGAGCTTGATGCAGGATCACTAGATATTTCTGGAGATGCAGATATAGATGGCACATTAGAAGCAGATGCCATGACACTAAATGGTACGGCAATAACTACAACTGCTACCTTATCAACAGGTATATCAAATGGTAATGTATTAGTTGCAACAAGTGGTATAGCCGATAATGATTTTTTAAGAGTTGATGGTACAAGTATAGAGGGCAGAAGTGCTAGTGAATTATTAAGTGATATAGGTGCAACAACTGCTACAGATGCAGCGAACGAAGCCACCGCATTGGCGATAGCGCTTGGGTGATTAGGAGATAAAAATGGCAAATACTTTTAAATTATCAAGTAAAGCAGGAGTAACAACTGCAGATGTAATCTACACAGTGGCTAGTAGTACAACAACTATAATACTGGGTTTGATATTAGGAAACACAACAACTAGTCAAGTTACTGCAACTGTAACATTAACATCTGACACAGCTAACAGAACAAATGCTAATGATCAAGTAAACCAAACAGTTGAACTTATTACCAATGCTCCCATTCCAGCAGGATCATCATTAGAGCTTTTGGCGGGTAACAAAGTTGTATTAGAAACAACAGATAGCATATCAGTGTCTGCAACAGGTGCAACAGATGTTGCCTTATCTTACATGGAGATTGACTAATGCCTTTTGTTGGTAAAGC